CAAACGTGAGTCCCGGCAATAGTGATTATAAAAATATTCCGTGTAAGCATTAGTACTCTTTTCTTTCGACAAGTAGATAGTAACTAGTAAGACTTGCATAGTCAAGGATCGAGCGATATAGTTTCGTTTCACAATTGAGGGAAGCACGATAGGCCGTTACCCGGTGCAACAGGTCGGGGCGAGAAAACGCGGTAACGCGGGTAGATCGCGCTGTCAGTAATGCGGCGCGAGGCAACGATTAAAAGATTAGGTAGTCCGGGTGAGGCATCCGGACGGGGGTTTTTTCTTTTTTTTTCTTTTGTGGCGTGTCGCGAAACGCTCGAATCAAAAGGTTTTAAATTTGAGTAATCGCTTTTGTAGCTGTAAAAAGTGTCCAAGCGGAATTAACGCCGGCGACGGTTTCTAAAAGTTTCGGCGCGACTTCGACGTGAATCCAATTACCGCCGGGAGCGCCGGCGATCGTTGCTTTTGTGTATGTCTGCCACGTTTTACGATCTACTCTCCAGCCGCGACCGAAAGGTTTCGGATAGTAGTCAAGAATCATTTCTACGCCGAGCGTCTCAAAGTTTGTAGTCAAGAGTTCTAATAACTTTTCACACTTGACGCGACCGTCTTTAACTCCGCTAAATCCGATATCTACCGCGCGGCCTGTGCCGTGTACTGATGGGATGCCGACATGGTTTACTGCTCCGTTTGATCGTTGCTCTCTTACTACCCAAGATCCTAAATTTTTTAGTTGAGAATAAGCTAAAGCGTTTTTAATCCACGCGTCCATTGCTGGACGTTTCGCTTTAACGTTTCCGTCGAAGCCTGTATATTTCATAACTCGCCGACCGGACTAAACGAAACTATTAGACCGACTAACGCCGTTATAAAAGCGATCTGTATCGAGTTAATTAGCGTCGTAGCCGTTAAAGATATTTGACCGAACGAAGTTAAAACAATTAGCGCGGCCGTAAACGATAAAAGAAAACGGGTGAACAATTTTTTTAGACGCGCTACCTTTAGCGGTATCATTTTTGAGCGTTTAAAGGTTTGCCGTCTTTAGCCGAACGTCCGACGAAGCTCGCGATCGCTGGATCGCCGATCTTTGTCGAAGCCCAAGCGAGAAGCGCCGAAAGCATCGGAAGAGACATCGCGATGAGAGTCGGATCTACTTTATATTTCATAGCGAGATAGGTAACAATTCCAAGTATGCCACCTTTAGCGCTTTGGTCGTATGTCTGATTCATTTTTATTTATCCTTTTGTAAGAGTGTCGCGACGATATAAATAACTAGAGTAATAACAGTAATAACTATTCCGGCTTTGCGCGTTGATCCCGAAAGCGTCCATAACGTGATCGCGGTAGCGGCCAACGTCCAGCTAAGAGCCTTAATTTCGCCGTTTAGATCCACCCGCTAATCCTGCCATACCTACCGACGAAAACACGCCACTAATAGCGACAAGCGCCCGACGTTCGCGTACCGTCGTATTCTGTCCGACCGGACGATAGTCGTCGTACGCGCCGCTATATACGTTTACTTTTGCTTCAAATTTTGTTTTTACTGCCGGCGGAGATTGCTCGATAATTGCGATAATTTCGGCGGCTTGCTCCGGTGTCGGTTCGGCGTTGTTTAGTTCGCTAAAAGTTTGATTTAGTTGATCTTCGCTAATCGTGGCCAGCGCTTCGAGTGTGATCGGTACAGATAAGCCGGCGACGGGAGCGACTATTGGAGTCTGCTCGGCGATCGGTGTACTAGGTGTCGTAGTTGTCGGCGCGGGAGTGCTCGTAGACGCTATTAAAGCGCTTGTAGGCGTAGTTAGTGTGGTTTGTGTAGTTGTAGGCGTCGGAGCGCTTGTAGACGTTATAGCGACCGTTTTTTTTATAGTTGTCGTAGTTGTCGGCGTTTCTACTGTTGTCGGCGGCGCGACGCTAGACGTCGTTTCTTGAAGTTTTGTCGTCGGCGTTTGTGATGTTGTAGTTATCAAAAGATCTATAACTCTTTTGATAGTTGTCGTCGTCGGATCTTGAGTAGTTGCCGGGATCGTAGGCATCGGGCCGACCGGCGGATTCGTTTCGGGTGTCGCGACTCGAGTCGTCGTAGTGGCCGGCGGCGTAGTAGTTGTAGTCGTGCTAGTCGTACTAGTTGTAGTTGTACTGCTAGTAGTTGTCGTCGTAGTGCTAGCGATCGTCGTCGTTTTAAAAACTTCTTTAAGAATTGTTGTCGTAGTGCTGGACGTAGTTTCGGGAATAGTAGTAGTGCTAGTAGTAGTCGTCGTGCTGGATGTCGTAGTAGTCGGCTGGATCGTTGTCGTAGTTGTAGTCGGCTCGAGTGTTGTCGTAACTTGCGGAATAGTCGTCGTGCTACTTGTCGAAGTACTGCTAGTAGTTGTCGGCGTATTGTGCCAAGCGGAAGCCGGTAACGGGAATAACGAAAAGCCGAACGCCGGCAGAATTATAAAAAACTTTAGTTTTCTATAATCCAATTTAGAGAAGCTTCGTTCCATACATAAATTTTACCGTCCAGCGGATAATCGGTCGGTGGAATCCAATCGTGAGACGCGTTAAGTAGCCAAGACGGATACGGCTTCGGCGCGATAAACACGTCGCTAGTTTCATCGTAAGAATAACCGACGCCGGCAAATTGTTTTCTAAAAATATTTCTATAGCTTGTCTGAATCCATTCGCCGCCTAAAAGATTACGGCAAAACTCGCGACCTTTAGATTCTGTTTCGACGCCGTTCAAAAGTAGTTCGTTATTGTGTACGACGATTACGGAAGTTACTAGACCGTTTTCTATTTTTGCGAAGTGTGCCATATTAAAAAGTTATAGATCCCGAGCCGGTGAATTTGTACGTCGTACCCGTAAGCGTCGGCGAGCCTGTCGTAGACGCCGCGACGATGCCGGCGTTAATAATTACTAGACCGCTACCGCCAGCTCCGCCGTTGCTTCCAGCATCTTCACTCCCCGAGCCGCCGCCCGACCCGGTGTTTACTGTGCCGGCGATTCCGTTCGCGGAAGTGTTTGAGCCGTTTCCGCCACCGCCGAGTCCGCCGACTCCGGCCGCTGGTATTGACCCGCGTTTTCCAGCTCCGCCGCCGCCGGCGTAATATGTAGCTACGCCTGTTTCGATGGTCGTTTGTATTCCGATTCCCCCGTCGGGTTGTAGTCCGGAGTTTCCGCCGGCTACGCCGACCGCTCCAGCTCCGCCGCCGCCGCCACCCGAAAATGGAGTAGTCCCGTTATTACTACCACCGTTAAATCCTTGTACGGGTGAAGCTGTACGAGTGCCACCGTTTAAAGCGCTACCGCCACCACCCGCGCCGCCGCCGCTACCGCCGTTTCCGCCGTCGCTTGACGCGGCCGTACCGCCTTTTCCGCCGCCGGTTGAAGTTATAGAGACGCCTGTCCCGATAATGCTCGAGTTTGAACCGTTTACTGCTTCGCTTGATGTGTAAATCCCGCCAGCGCCGCCAGCGCCGATTGTGATTGTGAGAGTAACTCCAAGCGTAGGCGTAAACATTGTTTCTAAAGTCCCGAGTCCGCCGGTCTGATCTACTGAGCATCGAAGACCACCCGCGCCGCCGCCGCCGCCGCTACCGTCTTTTCCGCCGCCGCCGCCACCCGCAATACATAAGAAGCCGATCGGTAATCCGCCGGAGTGTACGCCGCTAAGTATTTGCATTACTTACGCTTTCAAATTACCGACGGCTACCCAAGTATCGGACGCAATTTTTACACAAGTCGCTACCGCGTACTGTGCATTAAGTTTTAATTTAGATCCGTCCGATCGGATCGTAACTCCAGCGCCGGCCGTTATTGTTACGACGCCGACTCCGAGCGCCAAAAAATTTAGCTGTGTACCGATTCCGTAGGCGACGCTAGAGTTCGGCGGAATTGTTACCGCAATACTTGACGCGTTATCGAGTGTTATAAGTTTTCCGTCGTCGCTTAATACTGTTGTATAAGTTGTCCCGGTTTGCGCGTTTATTGCGATCATCGCCGTAGCGAGTAGCGTCATTTCGGCGCTTGTTAAAACTTGTCCGAAAGTAAACGTTTCGCGTACTGCCATGATCGGAGTCTAACCTACGCGCCTAGCACGTTTGAGGAATCTAGAGTACCGTAGACGGCGTCGTCCAAAAGTAGCTCGTAAACGAGATTCGTAGGACTCGTAAAGATTCGCATACGATGACCGCTAAACGGATCTATCGTATGCTCGATCCCCTCTACGGCCAGCTCGCTAGTGATCGAAGCCGGCGATCCGCTGGAGAAGCTCCGGGTAATCTGTATCGTGTCGCCGATCTCAAGTAAAGCGACGGCGTTTTTTTGATTAGTTGTAAGGCTTGCAAAGTTTACTAAAACGTCTGAGAAGCGCGGCGCGGGAGTCCCGTCTAAAAGATATTCGGCAAACTCTAAAGCTTGTGCATCGCTGGACAGTAGCGAGCCTGTGATCGAGACGGCTTGTATCTGATATAGAGCTATCGAAGCGGCGTCGGTGTCTGTCTGAGCTGTACCGCCGACACGCTCTACGGTTGCGCGGTTTATAACTTGATCGGTGGAATAGTCAATACTGAGCGACGAGTACGGCGTATCAACTCCAGCATCGCTAAAGATTACGGTCGCGCCGGCGAGAGTAGTTCCGATTCGAGCGTCGTAAGTTAAGTCGCCTGTACGAGAGACATAGACGCGACCGGATTCGGCGTCGTCTGAGATCCCGCGTAAATATGTTAAGACGGGTGTCCCTTCGGGTATCGGGTACGCGCCGAGCGTCGTCGTCCCTGTAGCGATATCTCGAGTCCCTGCTGGATAGGCGACTTCGGGACGATTAAGAATTGTCGTTACTCGCTCGGACGATAATTCTTCGCTAGGTGTAAACGCGCTAAGAAAAGTGTTAGATAATAAAAATAAGTCATCCGCGCAAGTGATAGAGACCGTCGGCAAGTTTTTAGTACGCGCTGTCCCGTAGTCATACGCGAAAGTTACTACTCGGCCTTTAAAAATGTAGTCGCCGTTACGAGATAAACGGATCTGCCTAAGCGGAGATAGTCCGGGAGTGTCGTCAAATTCGTTGTAATAGATCGAAGCTTCGTTAAACGGATCAAACGCTCGAGTCGGATCTATTGCCGTTATTGACATAATGCCGGGAGCGATCGAGTCCGTCACAGTTTTTTTACCGCGAAACGCGCGGATACTTGTAACTTGTGTAGTGATCTCCGAAAATTGGTCTACGCCGTCTAGAACGAACGTCGTCCCGTCTAGTAATCCTTGCTGTGAATCGTCCAGCGTGAAACCGTCGCCGAAACCGGTATCCATCTCAAGTACATAAGATCCGCCCGTTACGATCGTCGCCATAAAAAGTTAGTAAGCGCCGCGTATGTTCACGTCTACAGGGCCGCTAATTAAATTGTATTGCTGGAGCTGTTCGACAATTAAGTTAGGAAGTCCAGCGTCGGCCGTAACCGTGTTTACTGTGATATTTACAGTAGTCGCGGCCGCTTCTCTTTCGGCGATCCGTTCGGCGATACCGACCGTAGTAATACCTTGAAACGCGTTAGACGCCGGCGTAAATTGTGCCGGATCTGTAACGAACGTCGGCGTATCTCTACCGCCGCCGCCGCTTGAGCTGGTCGGCGTAGGGAGTGTCGTCCCTGTAGTCGGTGCAATAAAAACGGGATCGGGTACACGGTCGGCAAGAGTCGGAGTAGTAACCGAAGTCGCGCCGCTGGACGGAGCGCTAATAGACGGCAAAGTAATATCTATCGCTCCCGTTTTGCCTATGTCTACTCCCGGCAACATATTTAAAACGTCTATCGCTTTATTAACGCCGGCGATAATCCCGTTTACCATGCTCTCAATAGTGCCGAGTACGCCATTAGCTACTTTTACTAAGAAGATTCCGATACTTGCGAAAGCGTCCAAGAATAAAAATATGACGTCGATCGCTGGCCCGATCGCTTTAGCTAAAACTTCAAAAGCTACTTTTAATACGACGCCGACTACGGGAGCTATCTTTTCTTTAATGAGTGTATAAAAGGCTTGTAAAAAATTGAAGTACTTGATAATCGTTTCGCGATTCTCGTCGATCTTTGTCGCGAGAATAGTAAAAATTTTAGATAGTCCCTCGAAGATCGGAATCGCGATAGATAGCACTATCGGAATCAAAGTATCTTTAATAAATCCGACGAAAGCGAAAAACGCCGGGATTAAATTCTTTTCTACGAACTCCGCTAAGGTTTTTATTATCGGCAGAAAATAAGTTTGAAAAGCCGGGACTAGTGTCTCGGTTATAAAAGTGCCGACTTTAGTTAGTTGCTCCGTTAGTGCTGGTAGTACCTTTTCGTTTATAAAAGCTACTGATGGCGTTAAAACGTCCGCAAAAACGCTTGTTAGTTTTAGCGCGACCGGTAGTAACGCCATACCGATATCGGTTACTACGTTTTGAAGTTGTGCCGATAAAATTCTTTGCGTATTGGCTAGACCGTCCGAAGTTCGAGCGAAGTCGCCTTGAGCGTCTCCGGTCTGCTCATAAATAACCTTTTGTGCGGCGAGGATCTTTTGTTGAGCGGTAAGCGCTCCGCTTCCGCTAAATATGCCAAGCTCTAAAGCCGCTTGTTTAAGTGTGGCATCGTTTAAAAGAACTCCGTAACTTCTTAGCGGTTCGGATTCTCCACGAAGCGCCGCCCCGATCGCGTTTATCGCTTGCTCCGGACTCGTATTATTAAACGACGCTAAATCCGAAGCTAGTCCCGTAAAATCTGTAGAAAACGTAGCTAATTTTTCGCCGGTAAGACCGGCGGCTTTACCGAAAATACCAAAAGAAGCCGAAGCGTCTAAGGCTTGTTGTCGAGTCTGTCCGAGATTAGTCGCGGCGTCGCTTGCAAACTTTTCTATCGACTTGTTAGCGTCGCCAAAAACGACTGCGACTTTTGAGATAGTTTCGTTTAGATCCGAAGCTTTGCCGATC